TGGTCCTACCTCAAAAACCTCTACCCGCCTCTCTTATAGTAGCTCTATTATTTATAATATAATCAGCAACACTTAAAACTCTCTCCTCAATATACTGCTTCATATTTTCTTTTCTCCTCAATCATCTATCTTTACACTAGCCATCTCACCAGTTTCTTTTGATTTAAAATTCAAATAAACTCCAATATGCAGTATTCTAGCTACAACTACATCTAAATTATTTTCTTTAGCTTCTCTAATCAACTTATTTATTTTTTCTTTATAATAAACAGGATCATCTTTTCTCAATCTCATTACTCCTCACCTTCTAACAACTCTGGATTCTCATATATATTTCCAATTACTTTGAAATCTTCACCAAAGCATCCATTTAACAAATCATCAATTCCAAAATAAAGTTCTCTTCCATAAATAATTTTTTGTCTAATATCTCTGCCTTTAAATCCATAACCACAAAACTCAACTTCTTGTGGCTCATCATCCCACCAAGGACTTAATATTATGTCTCCCTCATAAACTTCTTGTCTTTTAGAATCCTCTAATCCTACATACTCTCCAACTGTTTTTTTGTCAACTTCTACACTTATCATCTGTATTGGCATTCCCCAGTCATTTACTGTATTAAGTCTTTTCATTGCTATATAGGCTTTTGGCTCATCTCTTTTACCTATACACTTTAATGGTGCTGGTATCTCATAATAAAATCCATAAACCCACTCATTAGTTTCTATACTCTTTCCTCTAAACTTAATTTTTCTATTCATACACACACCACTCCTTACTTACTGGATATAAATAATATGCTTCTCCATTTACTATATATTCAAATATCTCTCCATCTTCCTTATCAAAATTAACTTCCATTCCATCCAATACATCTAAATGAGTTACTAAAGTTCTTTTTATATTAGCTGGAGCATTCTTTCTAAATAGCTTTTTACTGAATCTATAAACTTTCTTAGGTTTATTTATAATATCAAATACACTAACTTGTCCTTCTAACACTTCCAATTACTCCACCTCTTTGACTACGAAAGGTATATCTTTAAATAGACTATTTAATCTTTCATCCATTGAAATAGCATTTCTCATACAAATAATTAATGCTATTTTGTCATCCTCTGTTAAAGTCTTCAGATCCTCACTAGCTTCAATTTCAAAGAAAACACCCTTATTCTCATATGCTACTATCCTAGCATTTTTGATATATTTTAATTCCACATCTTCTATAAATTCTTTTAAATCAAACAATACTTCCATATTTAACACCTCTCCGTATCCTTCTTATAAACGCCATAGAACGTTTTATCTATTAAGACAATATAACTATCCTCTTTCTCCATAAAAACCTCCCACACGCTATTTTTAGTTAATAGAGGATGGAGCCTTGTCCAATCCTCCAGTAACTTTATTTTTGGTTTATCAAAGAAACTTATTTGATTACTCTTATAAATCAATTTCAACTTTTTCATCTTCTATATAACAAATATTTGTAGATTCACTCCTGGATAATATTCTATCTACAATATTTTGAAGCTCTTTTATATCATCTTCTGTTACATCTTGCTCTATATTTTCCAACCATCCTTCATACATATTGTTATATTCTCTTTCAAAAGCATCCTCTAACATATATTCTGCATTTACATTAGCTTTATATTGAGTTGTGGTATATACCCTCTCAGCTTTATTTTTATAAAACTCTAAATCATTTAAAAAATCCTCTTTTGATACTACATCATATCCGTTAACAATAAGCATATCTTCATCTTTTAATTCACTTAACTTTTTACTCATTTCTATTCCTCCCAAGGTAATAACAATTCTTCTTTAATCTTTTTCACGAACTCTTCTTTAGTAGGATTTTTATTTTCATCATATCTTCCAAAAGACATTGCACATTCAAAAAAGACACAACATTCTGTACAGTCTTTTATAAAATCACATGCATCATACTGCTCTTCTAAAACTTTATCTAAAGCTTTTTCATACTTACTCATAATTACTCACCTTTCTCTACTCTCTCAAATTCGATAACCCATACCCACGGATTGCCTTCCCAAGAGTATTTTTCTTCCTTTACTGTGCTATTCCATAAAAGACCAAATGCTACTCTCTCTAACGAATCATTCAATCCTATTCCTGCTATTTGTATATGCTCTGCTTCATCATAAAAGCTTGTACTACTTATTCCTTCTTGATAGCACCCTTGATCTGTAATATCTTTTAATCTTTCAGCTCTTATACTTGTTACTTTTAAAAATATCCTTGCTGCTTCTTTTGGCATATGAATACTTGGCATCCAAACTTCATGTTTGCCTTGTTTTGCATTTCCCCAGTAAGGAAAGTCTTTAGGCTCTCCGTCAGCCTTATAAACAAATCCAACTTCTCCATCTGGTGTCCATGTGTTAGCCCATGTTTCTCTTACATAAAGAATATCTCCTACCTTATACGGTGGTTTAGCATAATAAACATTAGCTCCCTTCCCTCCAAAAACAAGATTTCCAAACTCCGTTTCATCTGTTGGATATAAAACAAATCCTAAAGGCTCATATCCTTCTGGTATCTCCTTTTTGATAATTCTCCTAGTGCAAGTTTTTTCACCATCAAGGATGGCTCTTACCATTTCTGTATTAAATAAAATTGGTTTCATTATCTACACCTCACTCAATTCAAATTCAACTCTCTCGAGATCTTCCGTATATTCTTTTATAACTCTGAAATCAGCTATATAAACATCATCTTTATAAGCAATACCATTTAAGCTATCAAATATAATTTTTGCTATGTTATCACCATCAGGCTTTTTTGAAGGCTTTTCTAACCCCTCTCTTATAGCCTGTACACGCTTTTTACTATAAGACTTAGGTATTTTATAGTAAGCAATTATTAAAGCTCTTACAGAACCTTCTAGGTATCTCCCGTCTTGTTCCTTGTAACACTCTCTTACTAACTTCTCATATTGAACTGTATCTTTAGGAGTAAAGGCATGACCTCTACACACTCTAGGTCTAGCCTTTCCTCTTATCTTTCCTGTAACTACTACCACCTATATCCTCCAAATCTAACATTCCATTTCTTTCTTCCACTTATTTCTCTAACTTTTAAATAAGCAGCTACTTCTCTATTTCTTTCTATTTTTCTTTTAGCTAAATCTCTGTAGGTCTTTAATGCTAGTTCATGTACTGAATAAACTTCTAGTAAATTAACTTTCACTTAAACCACCTCTATTTTTAATCCTCTAAGTTAACCAATATCTTTGAATTATTACTTTTCTTTCTTTTAGCTAATTTTTTCTTATAAGAATCAGTACCGTAATATTTAACCGTGCTAACTTTTATATTTAAATCTTGAGCTATTTGAAATATAGTTCCAATACTTAATAGCTCCTCACCTTTATATAAAGCGTACATACTTACTCCACCTCTTTGTACCATTCTTCTGGAATTGTAACGGATGGATGGATTCTACATTGTTGCCAAGCAGTACTAACTAAAAATAATCCACTGTAATCATCATCAATTGCTTTCTTTACTAGATATGGACTGTCATCATTTTCTGTATTATATTCATAAAAATACATATTGAACCAATCAGTACCTTCAATTCTAACCTGTACCTTTGTCCACTTAGGAACTTTGCTCCAATCAATTTCTCTTTGTCTTTCCCAAATTAATTCCAGATTATCTTTATTGAAGAAATTCTCTATACCTGCACCAAGTTTTTTTATTTCAAATACTTTAATTATTGAATAAGTTCCTATTGAATTGTCAAAAAAAATATCTCTAGCAATACACTCCATATTTTCGTCATAACTTCTAAGATTCATATATCCATCACTGCTTACAAGGGTGTTCCCTATAACTAAATACATATCTTCATTTTCACGCTCATAGTTTCTAACATCTAATTGAACAACCATAAAATCTTTTAAATCTGATTTTTTCATATATAAATTCCTCCTAAAATTTACTTTTATCTTTAGGTCATTACTTAACCACCTTGCACCATTTAGGACTAACATCGTAACCTTTAACTTTTCCATTAAACGAATTGATAACATTAACTTCTATTCCGTTACAATCTTTAAACCAGCTTCTTTTATTATCCAAAGAAAGCCCTATTCTATTTGCTTCTCTCTTAAATCTCTTAGTAGTAAATACATACTTTAATCCTGGTCTAAATTTTCTTATTTTCAATTTAAATCACCTCTATTTTTTTATGAGTTTCAATCTCTAATGCTGGAATATATTTTTGAATAGCTCCTTTAGAAAATTCATTTTCTGCCTTAATCTTTATAGCTCCATTCTCTTCTCTAATATCTGCATTTTCAAAAAATGTTTTGTAACTTACTAGTGATAAAGAATCTGAGTTAGCTAATAACTCATGAATAGGAGAAGGATAGAATCGAGGAGAGGCTGGTGGGGATTCCTCTTCTTCTCCTTCTTTTCTTTCTTTATCATTCTTATATCTTTCTTTATCATTCTTGTTTGTTTTCTTTTGAATTTCTTTTGAATTTCTTTTGTTTTTCCTCTGCGTTTCCTCACTGTTTCCTTGGTGTTTCTCCTGTGTTTCTTCTGTGTTTCCTACTTCTTGGTAAACCCCATAGTTTTCAATGGTTACAAGTGTTTTCTTATTGTCACTTTTTACAGTTATCATGTTATCTTTTTCAAGAAGTTCTAAAAACTTTTTGGTCTTTTTGGTGCTCCATCCCCATGCCTCACTTAGTTGCCTTAATGATGTAATTCTTGAGCCTCTTTTCACCTCTATTAACTCACCGTTAAATAATATTTTATTGTCTTTATGGTTTGCCATTAGTAGAAGGTCTACAAAGGCTTGTCCTCTACTAAATGGCTTATCTTCCCATAACCAATGATTCTGAATACTTCTATAAAGTTTTAACCAACCTTCTACTAAATTTTTCAATCTTTACACTCCTCTATTCTTCTAATGGTGTTCCTTCAAACATATTTTCTTGCCCTTCAAGAATTTCTCCGTTACTGTCTACTGTATAATTTACATCAACAACATCATCATATTCTTGTACATCATCAACATTAGATTGTAAATTTTCCACATCATCCATAAACTCTTTATTTATTAAGCCTTCATCTGCTGTGTATGCCTTTTGCATTTCTATGCTTAAAATTCCCCATTTAGATAATAGATTTCTTAGAACTGTTTTCTTAGCCATTGCATCAAAATTGCTTTTCCAAACTGAATTTTTTGAGTTTATTGTCTTTGAAAATTTATTAGCATGATTATTAACTTCTTCTTTAGTCCAGAATACTGTCTTTTCAAATCCATTTATTAATTTGAAATATCCTGCATACCCAATTACTGCATCACTCTCACGCTTACTAAAGTCAACTTCAATTTCTTCTGTTAATGGATTCCATGAAACTAATTCACCTTCTCTTATTTCAACTACATTTATAGCCTTATATTGACCTGTTCTTAATGCTAATTGAATATATCCTTTATAACCCATTTGAAATTGAGCTCTACTGCCATATGGGACTACCCAAGCATACCCTAAATTCTTATCTACTGGTAAATCCATTGTAGCTGCTACCATACAACTTGCTATTACACTCATTCCATCACATTTTTGCAAATTGGTATCTGAATTAACTAAATTAACTATTGAACTCATATATTGAGGTGCCTTCTCTTTTAATACCCCTTCAAATCTCTTCTTTATACTTGGATTCTCCATTAATCCCTTAACTGTATTTCCTATTGATAAACTGTTACCAGTTCCTTTCTTAGCTAATTGATTTTTTAAGCTTGCTGCTGTTGCCATAATTATTTTTCCTCCTTAATTACTAATCTTCTACTTGTAGTTTCTTTTAAATAGTCCTCGTATTCCTCTTTAAGTAATGCTTTAAGTTTTGAACTATCTGGTCTTTTTTGACTTACTGACTTATAGCTAATACTATATCCTGGAGCATTAGCATACTCGGCATGTTTTATATTTTGTTTTAGTTGATTTTCTATCTCTTTAATTTGCTTATCTACACTATCTTTATATTCTTTGAGCTCTTGTCTTTGATTAAGTAACTCTCTCCAAGATGAATCTAAATTAATAGTTTCACCTTCATTAACATTCTTATATTTTTCATTAACCCACTTTTCTGCAGCACTTGATCCATCCAATGCAGGTGGTGTTTTATCCTGGACCATCTTCCAAAACTCTTTTTCAGCTTCAATAATGTATTCTATAAGTTCATCATCACGCTCAATTTCTTTCCAAATAAACTTCTGCCCACCTATTAAAACTGCTATATATCCTTTGGATGCTCCTGTAACTGCTAAGTAGTGTTGAACTTGTAATAAATAACTAGGTGGTACTTCTTCACTTTCCCATTCTTTAGCTAAGTATTGATTAGCTGTTTTACATTCTAAAATTGCATCTTCACCAACAACTCTTCTATCAATATTAGCAACCATAAATGGATAATCTTTATTTTGAAAGTGCCTTCTATCTCTTCTTACTTTCTTACCAGTTCTCTTTTCAAATTCTTTAGCAACTACTTCTTCAAATTGATCTCCCCAATAAGCTGCTTCTGATTGCTTTTCCAACTCTATAATAGGTTCTGTTTTTTCAAGATAAATATTAAAAGCTGTTTTATATTGATTAACTCCCATTATGGCTCCTACATCGGAGCCACCTATTCCTTTCTGCCTTTCTCTAAGCCATTCTAATTTATCTTCCATTAGAATTCCTCCTCTGCTTCTTCCATAAGTTCATCTAAGCACTCACGGCATATTATCTTCTCTCCAATAGGAAGATACTTTTCACCTGCATATATGTCATATCCACATTCAGTACAAGTTTTTATAACTCTTGGTTCTTCTCTATTGAATCTATACTCATAACAACAATCTGGTATATTTTCCATGGCTTTTACCTCTGTTATCTAATCATCTTTTTCTATTTCTTGATTCTCTTTAAAGTTTGGTAACTTGTCCTGTAATTCTTGTTTGGTTATAGGTTTACCTACCAACTCAACAAAAACCCTACTTCTTGAATTAGAAAAAAGTGTTACCCCCACATCATTCAAATATTTCTCACATTTTAAGAAAGCCATTCTCTTACTTGTGGCACGGAAATATAGGCTTACACATTTCCTACTATGTGAATATGAATTTAAATGCTTACTATTTTCTGTAGAAATTACATATATACATTCTCCAATTTGACTATCCAACTCAGCATTAATTAAGTTATTTACAGAAACATCTAATACTTTAGATATACATTTAATCTCATCAAGTTTTATACGGTACTTAACATTTTCTATTCCACTCAACCTATTAATTTTTATTTTTGTTTTTTCAGCCAATTCTTCTTGTGTTAAACCTAACGCTTTTCTTTCATTGACTATATTTATAGCAATATCACAATAAAAGTCATATCCTATTCTCTCTATATTTCCATCATAAAATTTAACGTTCATTTTCTTGCCTCCTTAAATTTAATGTGCTAAACTTTCCTTGACTTTAAAATTTCTTGAGTACATTGGTTACTTTGGTCGGTGCCAATGCACTCTCTTTTTATTTCTTCCTCTATTAAAACTTTTAGAGGTTTGTCTACTGTTAAGCTACTAAGTCTTTCTTGTACATTCTTTGTAATCTTCTTAGCAAGTTCTAACATAAAACTAACCAACCTAATATGTTGTAAACTACATAATAGATAATGCTCCAAATTACAATTAGTAAAATTACAATCACTAAGCACCCTGTATTAACTTTTTTCATACAGTCCTCCTAAACACGCATTCTGTTGAGTTAATAAGTGTTTTAAATTGTTCATTTGTAATACGCTTATCAAATCTAAGCTTATTAAATTTTAAATCTTGATCTAAAGCTAGTAAGATATCTTCAAATACCTCTTTGCTATGTCTAGCTTTTAAAGATTCTATATTTTTATAGTTCATTCCCACTATCCTCTATCTTATGAAACTTAAACCTACCTACTGTACGAAATCCTGCATGTACCACTCCAACTCCCTCTTCAACATTTAAACTGAATCCAACACTAAAACTACTAAGTAGGTAAGGACTAACTACATCATAAAGATTTTCATAACTCATATCTTTCATTTCTTTTGAGAAACTATTCTTGTTTCTACCAATGTCTACAAAATCTACTCTATACATCTTCTTTCCTCCTTAAATTACATTTGTTGCAAATATTAAAGCTAACATATTACATGTGCTTAATATTAAGTATTTAAAGCTTTGCTTTGGCTCTTTTTCATCTAGGCATTTAATCATAAAGTACAAACTTAAATATAGAGTTGTAACTATTGATATTGTGCCTAAGATAATTCTTCCGTTTGAAGTTAACATTTTTCATCCTCCACAAACCTAGCATTATTAGGTAATGCACACCTTGCTAAATTATCATGAACATACTTATATCTTTCAGGATTTCTAACTGTAACTACTGTCCCAGTTTCTTCAAGTACAAAAGGTTTTTTTATCATTTCTTGTACTTCTTCAAATGTCATATAAAATCTCCTCCTTTAAAATATTTACCCTTAACTTTAATGGGATTTTAATTAAAGCTTGTACTATTCATTCCCTTAGTATCAGAGGGATTCGCTGTTTACTGATACTTGTCCTATATATTTCCAACCCTTATAATTTAAGTATCGGCTCCGCCAAGTCGAAATAAATTATGAAAGGTGGTGTGTACTTATTAATGAAATTAAAGATTTTTTTAAATCATTCTCGAATCTTTTATCATTTACTATTGCATTAGTACCAGGAATGTTATTATATTTTTTCTCTCCAAATGAACCTGTAAAATATGTTTACTTTGCATTATTGGTGCTTTTATGCTTATTTTTATTGTGGCTTTCAGTTATGTTAATACTAAAAAACTCTGACTATGTTAAAAATATAAATAAGCTTGAAAATGATTTTAAAGAACTACAAAATAATCAATATTA